TAAGTGTCATTGGAATTGGTCTGATGGCATTTCATTGAGAACTTGAGGGTTAGTGTATTAAAAGTATTACTTATTCATTACATACATTGTAACTTCAAAGCCAAATCTCATTTCTGTAGCTGATGGTTTTGTCCACATAGTAGTAGTCCTTATTGGTTAATCAAGGCTCTATTATAAGTGATACATTGTTTAAACAACAGGATTTATGTATTATATAGGGGTAGTGAAAATGACTAAAAAGCATTTAGGAATTTTAGGTGTTGTAATATTTCTTGGTAGCTTAATAGTAATAGCTGTCAATACTATGCCACACCACAAGAACTATCATTGTCATGGAAAGAACTTTCATCTTTATGAGAGCATAGAAGCCAACGGCAATGTCTTTTTAAAGACAAAGAAAGAGTGTATTGATATAAGAGATATACCATTTCGCACCAGTATAAAGGGAAAATAATTGAAAGAATCTGATATGCTTGATATGCCTAATGCAGAAAAGATGGAGAATGTCATTAGGCTTTACAAGGCAATTTTAACTCAAGCAATCGTAGACGCTTTGTATGACCCAACTAAAAAAGATTTAAAAGCAGAAGAAAAGTTTAAAACAAGAGTTAAGAAACATGGGTATTTTACGCAAAAAGGCAAGCCTATTACGTTGAAAAATAAAGTAGGCGACAAGCGTTATGCGTTAGAATGGCTGTATACTGATGATGATGAGATGTTGCAGTTATGTTGCAGTTTAAGTAACCTGTCTTTAGACAGAGTAAGAAGTACCATTGAAAATATACATAAAAAACGTAAGGAGAAAGAAGATGAGCGACAAAATAAATCCAGAGCATTATAAACGTGGTGGATTAGAAACTATTGACATAATGAAAAAGAAACTTACTCCAGAAGAGTATATTGGTAAGATGAAAGGTGACCAATACAAGTATTTAGAGCGTAGAGGATACAAAGAAACAGAAGGATTAAGTGAATTGCAGTGGAATGAAAATTGTGCAGTAGAGTGCAGAAAGCAAATGTGGTATACAGAAAAGGAACTTAATGTATATCTAGAAAACATAGCTGCAATAAAAGCAAGAGTACAGTCCGATGAATGGATAGATGACCCACTCCATGACGAAGACTAAAAAGCAAGAGATATATAAGTATGGCGAACCTTTCTATTGTGATGAGTGTGGCAAGGAAGCTATGTACATGGACAAGGACAAAAAGTGGTGGTGTTACTTTAACTGGACTGACATGAACAAGGAACACTATGGCATCTGCAAAACTAATAAAAGTTCCTAAATCACCTGTTTGCCATGTTTGTGGTAATCCAGCTAAAATATATCATGCAAAGAAATGGTGGTGTAAGACCTACACAGAGATAGGCGAGTTTAATATAAAAGGACATTGTAGTAATGGAAAATGACGAATGGAAAGAGAAAGAGTTTTATTATGATGGGTGGCTGTTTATTATGACTTATAACAGCAAGCAGTTCACTATTAGACACGAGATTACAGGGAAGGTTCTTACATCAGGAGATTTTTAAATGGTAGCTGAATTTATATTGATGGTAGCAATAGGTAATGAGGCTGGTAATAATAGTTGTTGCCTTGCAGAACATTACGTTGGTACGTTTAAATCGTGCGTTGAAGCTCATGAGTATATAAAAAACCATATACCTGAAACACCAAAAGAAACACGATGTTTACATAAAGAAAACATAAATTTACCTGAAGACTTTAAACATAAATATATTATTGACTCATGCAAAATGAAAAGGAGCTGTGATGGGGAAAGGTAGTGGTAGAAGACCAGCGGGATTAGTAACAGACAAAAAGCTTGTAGAGAATTGGGAGCGTATTTTTGGGTCAAAACCTAATTCGACTCAATTTGAACAAAACGGAGCCCTTGTTAAACATCATGTAGAAAAAGTTGCTTGGCGAGATGAAATGGTAAAGGAAGATCATGATAGATCAATAAAGGAGAAAATTGATGGCAATATCACCGACACAAAGAACACTAAAAAGACTTAAAGAAAGTGACGAGTATGCATTGGTTCAAGTTGTTGAAAAGTGGAATGCTTGGGCTAAAATAAGACAAGATTTGTGGTGCTTTGATATACTAGCAATTACAAAAGAAGGTGATACAGTTGCTATACAAGTAACAACAAAGGATAACATGAATGCTAGGATTAACAAAATTGCTTCCGCTGAGTCCACGCCTCACCTAAGAACAGCTAACTGGACATTGCTTGTAGAAGGTTGGAAAAAAGTTGATAACAGGTGGAAATCATTTATAACAGATGTGTCTTAAAGGAGAATTATGGAACTATATCAAGAGATAATTGCTAGTAGTAGGTACGCTAGATACTTACCAGAGCTTAAACGCAGAGAAACATGGGAAGAAACAGTAACTCGACTAACAGGTTTTATAGCTAAAACGCAGCCAAAACTACAAAAAGACATACAAGAGCTGCACAAAGCTATTTTAAACTTAGAGGTAATGCCATCCATGAGACTTATGATGTCTGCTGGCGAGGCATGTGAGCGTGATAATATTGCTGCGTACAACTGCAGTTACTTAGCCGTAAATAACAAAAGAGCTTTTTCAGAAGCATTGTATATACTAATGAACGGAACTGGAGTGGGTTTTAGTTGTGAAAGACAAGAGGTAAGTCAATTACCTCCAGTGCCAGAAGATATTGAAAATTGTGACGACATTATAGTCGTTGGTGATAGTAAACTTGGTTGGGCAAAAGCATTTAAAAAACTAATGTCATCACTTTGGGATGGTGATATACCAAGTATAGATTACTCACATATCAGGCCAGCTGGTGCAAGACTAAAAATATTTGGTGGTAGAGCATCTGGGCCAGAACCATTAAAAAGGTTATTTAAATTTGTTACCGATCTCTTTATTGGTGCAAAAGGTCGAAAATTAACATCACTTGAAGTACACGACATTATGTGCATGATAGGTGAGATTGTTGTTGTTGGCGGCGTAAGAAGGTCTGCGTTAATATCTTTATCTAACTTAACTGATAAGCGTATGCGTGAGGCAAAAATGGGCGCGTGGTACAACGATTTTGCTTGGAGAGGCTTGGCTAACAATTCTGTAGCTTACACTGAAAAACCTGATATTGAGGTTTACATGGAAGAGTGGTTATCTTTAGTTAAATCTAAGTCAGGTGAGCGTGGGATATTTAATAGGGTAGCAAGTCAAGATCAAGCTGCTAAATGGGGTCGACGTGATAAAAGTCTAAACTATGGAACTAACCCATGCTCAGAAATTATATTACGTGACAAACAATTTTGTAACTTGACAGAGGTTGTTGTAAGAAATGGCGATACAAAACAAACGTTAAAAAGAAAAGTAGAACTTGCTACAATATTAGGAACATTTCAATCAACTTTGATAGACTTTAAATTTTTATCACAAGAGTGGTTAAAAAATACAGCCGAAGAAAGATTGCTTGGTGTTTCATTAACTGGTATCATGGACGCTAAGATAACATCAAGTCCTGATCCTAAATTTTTAGAGGAGTTAAGATATGCCGCACGTAACACAAATGAAAAATACGCTAAAATCTTGGAGATACCAGTATCAGCCGCGATTACTTGTGTCAAGCCTAGTGGAACTGTTAGCCAGCTCGTTAATTCTGCTAGTGGGATCCATGCTAGGCATAATGATTATTATGTCAGAACTATACGCATTGACAAAAAAGACCCTTTGTACAGCTTTCTCAAAGATAAAGGCGTCCAAGTAGAAGACGAGCAATTTAGACCTGAGTCTACCGCTGTTTTTAGTTTTCCAATGAAAGCTCCTAAAGATGCCATAACAAGAAATGACATGACGGCATTAGAGCAGCTTGAAAATTGGTTAGTGTACCAACGACATTGGTGTGAACATAAGCCTTCAGTAACCATATCTGTTAAAGACCATGAATGGATGGATGTTGGCGCTTGGGTTTATAAGTACTTTGATGAGATTAGCGGTATTAGTTTCTTACCTCACTCTGACCATTCTTATGTTCAAGCTCCGTACCAAGACTGCAGCGAAGCAATTTACGAAGAGTTAAAGTCTAAAACTCCGCAACACATTGATTTTACAGAGTTTTTAGAAGAAGATGATAACACAACGAGTGCTCAAACGCTTGCCTGCACAGGTAATAGCTGTGAGATACAATAACTTACACTATGATAAAAGCCCTTTTAAATCAAGGGCTTATATCAATACATATAGGTATATAGGAGAGATTGAAATGGACAAAGAAATTAATGCAAGGCTTGTTAGGTTTAAGCGACCAAAAGTATCTCATTACGAGGTTGGTGGCATCGAAACAATAGACTTTATCGAGTCTAAACTATCAAAACAAGAGCTTGTAGGTTACTTAAAAGGTAACGTTATCAAATACTTAAGCAGAGCAGATCATAAAGACTCAGCTAATTCAGACTACGAGAAAGCATTAGTGTATATGAATTGGCTAGTACAAGCGCAATCAAGTAAGGCTTAGGAAACTTCCCTTACGATATTTGTATTTCAGTAACATATTATAAGGAATACTACTATGTGGACAAAACCTCAAGCAACAGAAATGAGATTTGGCTTTGAAGTTACAATGTATGTAATGAATAAGTAATT